GGGTACTCCGTAACCAATCCTGACAGGCAGTTGCCGTGTCATTTTTCGAAAACTGTTTTACGGATACCCAGCAAGTGAACGGTCTCCCTTTTTAAGTTACCAGTTTGATTAAATCATGCCAAGTTCAGATTTGAGCCCTTTTTGCAGAACGCTGGAAAAGTTGATATGTGCGGATTCGGCGGCATCGTTGAGCCAACCGGGAATAGACAGGGTCTTTTTGACGGGCTTGAACTGCTTCTGATATTCTTCCATATCAAAAGGAATCATTGCAATAAAATCACCGGTATCCACATGGATGGCAGAAGGAAGAGAAGGCTTAGGACATACTTCACAATCTTCAAGCATCAGACCAATGGCATCCTGGGCCATAGCAACCGCTTCATCCATAGTTTCCCCTTGGGTAAAGCAACCTTCAATATCTGGAATTGTAACGGAATATCCTGTTTCTTCTGGATGAAAAACAGCAGGATAAAATACAGCAGTCATTTTAATATTACCTCATATATAGCGTGATGTAAGTTTTGAAAATATTATTATTATATGATAACGAGAAAACTAATATTCAATTATTTCAATAATCTATAATGTAGTATTAGGATAACCAGAAATTTTCCTGGTTGATCCTAACAAGATAATGTTATTTTTTGATTCCGGCTTGTTTAAGAATACTTTTTTCTAGACCGGGCTTCAGATCCTTTGCATGATAAGGAACGACAGTGGATTTTTTGGTGACGGGGTTGCTGTACATCCGATGAGAGCCATTGGAGCGAATGCAAACAAAGCCGTTTTGCTCCAACAGCCGACACATCTCTTTTGGAGTTAGCGGCATGGCGGTGGAATCCTCCTTTCTTCGTTGGTAATTTGATTATATACGTATTTTACGTATTTGTCAAGAGGCGGGAACCTATGTATGTCCGGGGTAGTTGCACCCGGCGGGGCGTGATAGGATAGGGGCAGGAAGGGCGCACAAATCTGAAATCAAACCTCTCAGTCCGCGCTTTGGTGCGGCCAGCTCCCCTAGTAGGGGAGCCAAGTGGCGGAGTGCGCCCGATTGGTGAAGGGAGTGAAACTGTGAGCCAACTGGATATCAAGATCAGAAAGCTGCAGGACAACGGCTCGACGTTCCGGGCGAACATTGAGACGCTGTATCTGGGCGGTGTGCGGAGCGCCAAGGTGGACGAGCTCCGCTTTGAGCTGCCGGAAGAGTGGAAGAACTGCACCGTGACCCTGCATGTGCAGCGCCTGAGCGGCACAAAGCCGGACCCCCAGCTGCTGGACGAACAGAACAGCGCACTGGTAGACCGGCGCTGGACACTGGAAAAAGAGGGCACCTGGATGCTGCTGGCCATCAACGACAGCGGCTACATTGCCATGACCAAGCCCGGCAAGTACACCTGCTATGACACCATCGACACCGATACGACCACCGAAAACATTACGCCGAGCATCTATGAGCAGTTCGTGGCCGAGGTGACAAAGTACGCTAAGCAGGCGCTGGAGAGCATGAATGCGGCCAAGACCAGCGAGACCAACGCAAAAACATCCGAAACCAACGCCAAAGCAAGCGCGGACAAGGCGAAGGCCAGTGCCGACAGCATGGATGCGAGTGTGGCCACCTGCACCACAAAGGCCAAGGAGGCCGAAGCAAGTGCGGTAAGAGCCAAGACCAGTGAGACCAAGGCGGCAACATCCGAGACCAATGCCAAGGCCAGTGAGAATGCGGCAAAGGCGAGTGAGACAAACGCCAAAGCCAGTGAGAATGCAGCCAAGAGCAGCGAGACCAAGTCCGCCGCCAGCGAGAAGAACGCCAGGACCAGTGAGACCGCCGCCAAGCAGGCCCTGCAGGACACGGAGACGGAGCACACCGCCGCCTTGCAGGACATCGCACGGGCCCGCACCACGGCCCTGAACGACGTGGCAGCTTCCACCAAAACGGCCACCGCTGCGGCAAACACTGCCACCCAGCAGGCCACCGCCGCTGCGGGGAGCGCTTCCACCGCCGCCACCAAGGCCGGGGAGGCATCCACCAGTGCGGGGGCGGCAAAGGCCGATGCCGACCGGGCAGAGAAAGCCAGCACCAGCGCGGCCAATGCGGCCACCAATGCCGTGAAGCAGGCCAAGGAAGCCGGAACCTTTGATGGTCAGTCGGCCTATGCACTGGCTGTTCAGCTGGGGTTCACCGGCAGCGAAGCGGACTGGATCGCCAGCCTGAAAGGCGCTACCGGCCCACAGGGGCCGCAAGGGCCTACCGGACCGCAAGGAGCCACCGGCCCACGGGGGCCGCAAGGGCCTATCGGCCCGCAGGGGGGCACTGGAGCCAGAGGTCCTACAGGCCCACAAGGCCCACAAGGACCGGCGGGTGCTTCGGCGGCAGCAGCAAGCGGCAGCAACTGGGTCAGATTTTTAGATGGAACACAGATTTGCTGGGGAATCAGCATGGATAGAGTGTATTTACCTGTTGCCTTTGCAAATGCAAATTACTCTTGCATTGGATCGCCTCAATCGCGGTACCCGGAGAATGTGAGCTTTGGCTTTACTGACAAAACAACAACATCTATGAACATCAATATTTCCGGAAGTCGGGAATATATCAACTGGATCGCCTATGGCCGCTGGAAGTGAGGTGAACGCAAATGGAGATCAAACCCGGAACAAAAATCCCGAAGCCGGTCATCACGCAAGAAGAGTGCGACACTTATTCTGCCGCTGTGGGTGCCATTACCGCTCACAATGCAGCGGCTGCCGTGGGCGAGGCCCTGTGGAGCATGAACGACCAGCCGGAGGCTTACGTTGTGGTGGAGGCCGGCACGAAGCCAGACCCTGCCGATGCACCGAAGCCGACCCCTACACTGGAGGAGCGGATTGCTACGATGGAGAACGCCCAAGCAGATGCCGATGCTCTGAACGTTGACCAGGCCTATCGGCTGACGCTGCTGGAACTGGGGATCACTGAGTAAAACCCTCTGCCAAGAGGGCGATAACATTTTTAAGATGGGGCACTGCCCCGGAAAGGACAAACCTATGTTATACCGTACCTGTAAACGCATGATCGAACGCGGCAATCTTGAGGGCATGAGCACCAAGCTGGACGTTTTCTACGCCGCCAGTAAGCTGACCGATGACGAGTACAAGGAGCTGACCGAGCTGCTGGCCGAGAAGGAGGCGCAGAGCAATGGATGACCTGAAGGTGCGCATCACACTGGGTGACACGACCCTGGAGGGAACATTGGACGAGCTGCTCGAGAGCGGAACTTTCAAAATGGAGTATGACCAAGCAGGGCTTAACAAGATCGTGCAGGAAGCTGTTGCCCTACAGAGAGCTGAGTATCAGAAAGACCCGCAGCATTACCATGTGCATACCATGACCATGGACGAGCTACCGCATCATCCCTGCACAACAGAACCGGGAGCGCATACATTCGGCGGTGAAATGTATGGGATTCGACAATTCCATGCATGGCCAATCTGCAGTGGAAAGCATGTCACGATTTGGCCCAATGATGATGCCGGTACGAGTTGGCGAGTTTATGTGGGAGGCACTTTGAATACTGCAGAGGAGGCGCAGAGCAATGCCAAGAACCATTCTTGACGTTTCCCGCTGGCAGGGCCGCATCGACTGGGACGCGGTGAAGCACAGCGGCAAAATCGACGGCGTGATGATCCGGGCCATGGGCAACAGCAAAGAGGGCAAACCCAGCAAGCCGTACCTCGACCCCTTCTTTGCCCGCAACTACGCCGAGTGCACCCGCGTAGGGCTGCCGGTGGGCGTGTACGGCTACTTCAAGGCCACCACCAAGGCACAGGCCGACAGGGAGCTGGCCCTGCTCAAGCTGGCGCTGACCGGCAAGACGTTCCAGCTGCCGGTTGCCGTGGACATTGAGGACAAGCTGCAGGTGGCTCTGAGCAAGTCCGCTCTGACCGACATCGTGGCCCACTGCCTGAGCGTGGTGGAGAGCTGGGGCGTGTACGCCATGCTCTACACCGGCCTGAACTTCGGACAGACCAACCTTTACATGGGTGGCACGGCCCTCAAGCCCTACGACGTATGGCTGGCGGCCTACCGCACCAAGAAGCCCACCCCTGACTGGGCCTTCGGGATGTGGCAGTACACCAGCAGCGGCAAGATTCCCGGCATCGCCAAGGGCGCAGACCTCAGCGTGGCCTACAAGGACTATGCTGCCATCATCCAGCGAGCCGGGCTGACGAAAGTGAAAGGAGAATGACAATGAAAAATGAGATTTGTGCGGCCATCGGCATTGTGGGCGGGGCCATTGCCAGCCTGCTGGGCGGCTGGGACACGGCGCTGCAGACGCTTATCATCTTTATGGCAATCGACTACATCACTGGCCTGATCGTGGCGGGGGTGTTCCACACCAGTCCCAAGACCAAAACTGGCACCCTTGAGAGCCGGGCAGGCTGGAAGGGCCTGTGCCGCAAGGGTGTGAGCCTGCTGGTGGTACTGGTGGCCTGCAGGCTGGATGCTGTCATCGGGTCGAACTTTATTCGGGACACCGTTGTCATTGCGTTTGTATGCAATGAGACTATCAGTATCGTGGAGAATGCCGGACTGATGGGTGTGCCCATCCCGGCGGCGCTGACTCGTGCTGTGGACGTGCTGAAGCAGCGGGCGGAAGAAAAGAACGGCAGCTGACAACGGCCCCGGGGAGCCTGATGGTTCTTCGGGGCTGAGTTTGTGTTTTCGACTTCTTTCGACAAAAGGCGTAGCATGATGGGCGAAAGGATGTGTTAGAATGACTGATACACAATTTGACCACTTGCTGCGCCCTCTGGGGATCATTCGCACAAAGAATGATTATTATACTCTCCGGCAGTGTATGACGCTGATTTGCACCAGGCCTGACCGGTTGCGAGCCTTGCAGAAGGAAGTTTATCTGCCTGTGGCGGAAGCTTCTGGTCATGCTTGGAGGGCGGTGGAGAGCGCTGTTCGCAGGACGGCAAAGCTGGCGTGGAAAACTGACCCGGAGAAAGTGCAGGTGTTGGCGGGATACCAGCTGGATCATCGGCCAACAGCGGGACAGTTTTTGGAGATGATGTATGATGCAGCGGATACTATGTACGAGAAAAAGTAAGATTTGAAAGAAGTATGTAGAAAGAATTGGGGGTGGCGTAAAGGGAAAAATTGTTCGAGTGAGAATGCGTCAGGCGGACCATAAATCCAACGATTTCACGTTAGAAATCGTTGGATTTTTTTGTTTATAGGCTGGCCTCATTTGGTTTTGACCACAATGCCAAAGATTTTATCTGGTCTAATTTGACATAGCAACGCTACTTATATAGAGAAAAGCACTACTTATAAATAGTGGTGTCAGGAATTGAGATTTCGTGATACCAAAAAAGACACCCTCGCTTTTGATAGGAATCTCATGCAGGGATGTCCTTATCTCAACGCGAAGGTGTCTTAATAACGAGGGTCAGATGCCACGGAACGTAAAGGTGAACTCCACAGGCTTGGTCACATCGGGAATATACTCCGGGTGGACATTGGCACCCCAGCTGTCATCACCGCCGACGCCCATCTGCTCGCCCATAGCACGAATCACCGTGTAATGGACCGGGGGCAGCTCGTAGGGATGCTTGGCACTCTCCATTTCATGGGGAGTGTAGGGCAGCGCAGAGAAGAACATGGGCTTTGCGGCATCTGCGGTAAACAGCAGCCCGCGACCCTTGCGGTCCACTACCTTTGCCCAGCGCACAGCGGTCTTTGCACCGCACTCCTGCGGCACAAGGTACTGTGCCATGTTGTCTGCGACCTTGTTCTGGTAAATGCCCAGCTTTGCACCATGCTGACGATCCCAGTAGGTCTCCGCAGGGCCGTTTCCGTACCACTCCACCGTGTCGTAGTCAGCGTCGATCTTGAACAGTACGCCGAACTCCGGCATTGCTGCAAGTCCTTCCACCGGGTCATAGTGCAGGGTGGTCTGGATGCGGCCATCACCGAACACACGGTACTGCAGGCTGCACTCTGCTGCGGGGCTGGTCTGGAGGTTATAGAGATAGGTCACGACCACGCTGTCGGCTTCCACCTCGCAGGTGGGGTTCTGGAGAATGGTGCCGCCGTGAACAGACGGAATCTCCTTGCCGATGCCCTTGGCGGTAGCGTACAGGCTTGCCAGCTTCCACTGACCGCGAACGCCGCCCATGTTGTTGCCGCAGTCGTTGTCGGTGGGAGCGCGCCAGAAGTTGGGACGGGGGATCTCCTGAATCATCTCCTTGCCGGCATAGCGGTAGGAAGTCAGGCCGCCGTTCAGATCGGAGAACAAAACATCGAAATTCTCACCACGGACACCGATGTTGTGTGTACCGTGCGTAACGGTAAACGGCGTGACCTTCTTGCTGGGAATGGAACGAACCACAGCGATCACACCTTGTCCAAAGGCGATTTCATGGCCTTTCTTTGCCCAGCTGGTGTCCTCCTTCAAACGGAAGCTGATGGTCACTGCATATTCACCGGGGAGCGCAGGGACCATAAACGGCAGCGGGAAGCTGGA